CATCAGCAGTACCACCGCTTCCAGCAACAATAGCGTAAGTAATGTCTACTGTCGCTACAGCTGTAGCACCAGTACCGGTAATAACAGCAACTACTTCTACCATGTTGTCACAGTTTACAAGAACTTTGTTACTTGCGCCATTAGATAATTTTAAATATCCCATAATTTCTATATTTTTAAATGTTTATAATTAATTACGCAGCTTTGAATAACACAAAGTTATTTGCAGCTTGAGTTACTAAACATCTTTCAGATAAGAAACTAATAGTCATAGCATCTAAAGTGTCAGTATAAGCACCACCTACAGATCCAGTGATCCAAGACTTCATTCTTCTATCCTCAGTTTCAGAAGCTCTGTAACGAGTATGTAAGAAAGGTCTACGAATATTTGAACCTAACATTTGGTCATATACAGTAGATGTACCTGCAGGAATTAACACACCGTCAATTTCTTTAGATAAACCTCTTGTAGAAGCATCATTTAGATATTTCCAGTCAGTTTTGTAGAAGTCATAAGAACCTCTTCTGAAACCAGAGAATCCAAAATTTAATGCCATATCACCATCGTTTTCAAATAGACCGTAAGAAGCAGCTTGAGTAGATGCATAAGATCCATTCATAGCAGCAATCATATCATCAAAGTCAAGAGCAGTTTGTCTAGATAAGAAAAGCATGTTTTCTTCAATAGCACCCTGCTTGTCTAGGTTTTTAAGGATTTCATCGAAATCACCTAAAGCACCTGAACCAGGAGCAGCAGCTCCAGCAAAACCAGAATAAATGTTACCTCTATCTTCGATAGCAGCAAATAAACCTTCAGTACCTTTAATTCTTGTAGCCATTGCAGCGTTTGCAGGTCCACCGAAATCGAAAGTCTTGTTAGCAGCATTGTAAGGGTTAGCAGGATCCATAAATTCTCCTTCAACCATCGCCATCTCTAATTGATCTTCAAATCTTAGTCTTGTTTCAGACTCAGACTTTAAATACCATAAGTATCCATCTTGTCCATCTTCTGTAGAAACTTCAACCCAACCGATCTGAGCAGTGTCAGAACCATTGATTTCAAAGCTATCTTTAAGAATAATTGGAGAGTTAGAGTATTGAGTGAATGATGGCTCAACTGAACCTTGCATTCCAATAGCACCTTTTCCAAAATCAGAACCGTAAACGAATAGATTTACACCATCTACTACACCGTTAGTAGCTGCAGGAGCAGTTGTTTCACCACCGTAAAATTTAATGTCTAATTTGTCATTAGTTAAACCAGCACCACCTGAAGGACCAACGTTTTGTACTAACGCTTTTTGAACAATAAGTCCAGTAGCATTGTCAGCAATCAAAATAGTTTGACCTTCTCTAATAGCACCATCAGTTACAGTTACGCCTCCAGAAGAAGCAGCAGTTAAGTTAAGAACAATATTTGCATCAACATTACCAGCAGCAGCGTTATTAATCTCTGCTTTTTGGTATGCAATGTGTAATCTGTTTTGTTCAGACCATACTACTTGATCGGATGTCATAGGCATTTCAGCGCCTACCATTCTCAAGAAACCACCAATAGTTCGGTTTCCGTATCTTTCAACCTCAGCTTCATAAAGCTCAGGAAGATATTGTTGTGCGAAGTTCCCTCCAGCAGCTCCAGTAAAGTCGAGGTAATTCGACGATAATGTCATTTGCTGTTGAGCAGGAACTAAACTTGCAGGAAAACTCCCGCTTACATTAAAACCCATAATTTTTAGTTTTTAGTTTTTGTTTTTAGTTTTTATTTTTAACTTAGAACTATCTACACCATTAACCGCTTTTACTTTTAACCCATTGATAAATATTTCTCCATTACCTTGAGTTGGCCTCGCACTTCCACTTACATTATTAGACTTAGCTGTGATATTTTTAATAGCATCAGCTTTGCCTTGTTCGTAAAAATGCTCAGCTATTGTATCAACGTTTCTCGCTGCATATATAGCCTTATGATAAGCCTTGTGATCCTTAACATTACCGTCTTTATCCAGGAACTTCCCTATAAAGGTATTTAAGTTAGATTGCTTCTCAGCAACATTATTAGGATTTGATACACCATATTTAAAAGATTTATCACCTACGCTGATATCGAAACCTTCGAAGTCTTCGTTAAGATACTCTTTTGTTCTGTTTATAAAATCCTCATGTTGTTGTTGAGCTATTTCTTGTTCTTTGTTATATCTATTGAAAAAGTCCATAGCTTTTTGTTGGTCTTGAGTAACGCCGGGTCTCAACTTGATCTCGTCGTAATACTTACTCTTTGTATCCTCTAAAAAGCTTTTGGCTTTTGCAATTTCTTCTTTCATCGCTAAAGTTTTCTTTTTCTTTTCGCGATCTTCAGCTAAATCTTCATCCCAATCAAAGCTGTCACTAATTAAAAAATTAATTTCTTCTTTGTCTAAGTGGGGTTTTGTTTTGCTGTAATATTCTTTTAATAAAGATGCATTATCTAATTTGGAGTAATCAGCATTTAATCTTATATAATCTTCCATATTACCACCGGTTTCCTTCATGAAAGAAACTAGTTTTTCTACATTTTCAGGTAATTCTGTTTTATGTATAGGGTAATCTTTTTCAGGAACATGATCGTCAAGACTTTCTTCTACTTTTTCTTCTTGCAGTACTTCTTTAATAGGGGATTCACTAGGTTTCCCTTCTTCTTTGCGTAGCTCATCTGCTTGTACACTTCCGGTTTGTTTATCTTCAGATACGCTGCTTGTTTTTCCGTCATTGGCATCTTCTTCTTTTTTATCGTTTATTTTAATTTTAAACACTTGGTCGTTTTCTCTTTTGCCAAGATTTGTAGGTTTTTTTGCTTTGACCTTCAAAGGTTCTTTTGTTTCTTTTTCTTCTTTTAATTCTGACATAATATAATATAATAATTAATAATTAAACCATTGGAGGAGCAACGCCTTCTTGTAGGTTATTATTGTTTTCAAAATCCATAGGAGGTGTAGCGTTTTGCCTTTGTCCTATAAGTTGACTTTGTTGTGTTGCTTGCATTTTAGTTCTTTGATCTTTTCTATCTTCTATTTCTTTTTCTTTAGTTGTTGCTTTACCAATATCAGCCTGCTTAAGTTTCATATCAAACTCAAACTGTTGCTGTGCTAACTGTTGTTTTATTTGAAGTTCAGCTTGCATTCTTTGTTGCTCAAACTGTGACTTAGCTTGTTCTATTTGTATAGATGTTTCAGCTAGTGCTTGTTGTTTCTGCATTTCAGCTTGTATAGCTTCTTGAGCCTGTTTACTATTAGCTTGAGACTGAGCTTCAATATTTTGCTGTTGCATTTGTTGATCTTTTTCTTGCTTTCTTATACGTCTTTGCTTCAGTACTTGGTTTGCTAATTTTAAGTTTTTTACTTCTCTTATATCTATAGCATCTTCTAAATATATTTGTTGTTGACCTAAAGCAACTTGTATGTTTTGCTCTAACATAGCTTTTTCCTCATCGTCTGGTTCTAATTCTAAAAAAACACCAAAATCATGAAGTTCCATTTCTTTCAACTCTTCTAAAGTCTTAACATTAAAAACAGATATAGTATTTTCTAAACTTTGCCTAGTTAAAGGAAAAGCTAAACTATCACCTATTCTTCTAGCTACATTTTCACACATTCTTAATGTGAGATATAAACTTGCTTGTAAAATATGTTTTGTCGCTACGTTAGAGTTATAAGCTGCTAACTTTTGTAAACCTACAAGCGATTGCTTATCTGGAACTGAACCGTCTCTTGCTTCGTTTAAACCTGTTACATCTCTAATCATTTGTAGATAATACTGGTAAGTATTTATTAAAGATCCCATTTTTTGTTGACCACTAGAAGATTGTAATTCTTGTATTGGAACCTTCGCGTGGTTTATGTCACCATCTTGAGTTAGAGATCTACCTACGATAGAACCAGTTTGAAAATACATATTCAAAGCTTCTCTAGGATTGTAATTAGTTCCATTACCAAGATCAACCTCAGCTAATCCGTCAACGTCTAGGTATACACCATCTGGAACAACTCTAGATAGCACTTGTTGTATTTTAAGGTGCGTTAACTGTATCATATCAGCGAAGCCGGTTATTCTACCAACTAATGATTCTATTCTACCTTTGTACATCCTAGGAGCACATATAGCGTAGTTCATGTATACTTTTGTTGTATCTGACATTGGTCTTGTCATGTTCTCAGCCATATTCCATTCAAGCATTAGGGGATGCCCTAAAATTTTTGCTCCTGAGTATATAACCTCTATAGACCTATAAACTTTTTTAAACGTATCATTTTCAGGTGGATTAAAATCCCCTGATTTTTGAACTGCTTTTTCTAGACCTGTTTTAGTCTTTTTTATTTTAAACACTTGATCAACAAAAGTTTTGTATTCAAAATATAATACTTGACACGTTTGATCATCGTTTCTACCATTCCAACCTCTTAAATATTCAGAATTACCATGATACTTTTGTATTTGTTCTAGTTCTTCCTTACTAAGGTTAGGAAACTCTGTCTTCAATTCTGATAAAGCTACAGGTTTAACTTCACCAACATAATAAAGATCTTCAAAGTTTGGGTCTTCTGTGTATGAGTAAACCAAGTTTGCTGGGTCTACATAATCTATTTTAATACCTTCCGCTTTATTCCAAGTAGTTTTTGATGCTCCTATACCTAACACTGTTAAATCGTAATTTATTCTTCTACTTGTTAACTCGTATTTGTTTTCGTCTAGGGTTGTGTTTATTAATTCTTCCTCAGCTATTTCAATAGCTTGCTTATAATCTAACTGTAAGTGTAACTTTAAGTCCTGTTCGTTTCTTATATCCAGTTCTGAAGATTCTTTAGACTTAAAATCCTTACCTGTTTGCTGTAATATATTAGCTAACAATTCTTTTTGTTTTAAGTCTCTATCTAATTTTTCAGCGTATTTAGTTCTTTTTTGTGTTGACGTAGGGTCTTGAGCATAAGCATTTATATCATAATTTCTAGCTGATATACCGTTAACTACGATGTCAACAAATTTAGCTATTACAGGTATAGGTTTCCAATCTAAGTTTAAATAAGAAAGATCACCATCTATAGCTAACTCATCTTTATACTTTTGTATCGGTTGTTCACCTCTAGCATAAAGTCTAAGTCTATGATAGTTTTGAAAGTTAGTAGCATATCTATATCCTGTACCTCGCGTGTTTCTAAACCATTCTCCCTCTATAGCCCTACCAACTTGTAAACCATAGTCTAAACTATCTTTTATCTCTTGAGAAACTATCTGATCAGGAAATGAACTATAATTATTAGTATAAATCATCTATTATATTATTTGTGAAATTGATCCTTCATTATTGTACTTTTTCATACCTATGCTAATTTTATTATTTTTTATCATGGAAACAGGTCTATACTTGTTTTTATTACAAGCCATTATAGCTAAACCAGAACTTATAGTCGCATCGTGTTTAGTTCTATTAGTTATATTAAATTTAGCCCAATCTTCTAATGTTTTTTGAAAATACATATTACCATAATCTTCTCCTTTTAAACCTACATAGTTTTCTATATAAGACTCTATAGCAGCCGCATGTGCTTGTTTAATATCTTCACTAGAATTTGGTATACCACCTATTTCTTTTTCAGTAGTAGATAATTTGTTCCAAATTTTATCTGGTCTATTGATACTAAAACCTCTATAACCTCTACGTTTAAAATAATATAATAATCTAGGTTTATTATTTTCTACTAAGATTGGCATTCCATAAAACACGCAAGCCATCAAAACATCTTCAAAAAAAGTTTCAGCAGTTTCTGGTCTAGATATATATTCTAAAAAAAAGTGATTAGGTGGAACATCTTCCATACTAAACTTAGTTAATCCATGTAATGCTCCATTAGAGCCTTTACCATCAACAGTACCACTAATGTCGTAACTATCACATCCAAGTGCTCCAATATGTTCGTTTCCTGGGTGATATGAACCATTTTTATTTATTACATTATTTTGTAAATTTAATTCTGGTATCCAAGTTATTTTAAACCTACCAGAGTTATTTGGGAAAAACAAAACCTTAGTATCTTTAATTCCATTTTCCCAAGCAAAACTACCAACCGTTACAGCGGCTAAATTATTAAACTCTTCGTTGTAATCTATTTGCTGATATATTTTTGTTAAGTTAAAAAGACTTTGTTTAGCCTCGTCTCTGAAAGCGTGAGCTTCTGTTCTTGGAAACTGTCTATAATATTCGTTTAAACTGTCTTGATCTTCTTTTAATCCATCTACTTCGTTTTCCCAGTGTTCAATGACTCCTGTGTCAATTGGGATATTGTCAATTCCGATGACTTTATCTTTTGGCGTAGTGAATACAGGTAATCCAAAAGTATCCATGAATCCTTCGTAGTTCCATTCCATAGGGATGAAAAGAGAGTAGAGGCCAGAACTTGTTTGTCCGTTTCTATTTCTTTTTGTAACATCGCTATTGTAGTATAATTTTTTGAAGTTGTTTCCACCTTTATCTAACGCGTTTGAAGTTGAGCCCATCATACACTTGCCTACTATTCTTCGGCCTAATCTTAGTGTAGTTTTTGTAACTCTCCAGTTGTTTAATATATTGTCGGGTCGTTCCCATTTTCCTGATTCGTCGTGTGCTAATA